GGACGCCGATGACGCCCGTAAAGCTATCGCAGATCACTTCTACATCCTGCAAAAGCTGTACGATGACAAGTCGGAACTTGGTCGGGCTCTCCGGGTGGCTAAGCTCGCCTACACTCACTCTGAGATGCGGGCGTATAAAGAACTCTTGGAGGAAGAAGGCGGTACTCTCGCTCCTCTCGCGGACGATAAAACCTTGTCTAGGTTCCTTCGGTCCTTTAAGCAGATCAGCCAAGGCGGAGCTAACCCCAATGGCGTTAACCACCTGGTTAATGGTCTGCGTAAGCCCCACTGGGAGGACTACCTGCTTAGTGCCCGAGTGAATATGATGCTCTCGGGTATGTCAACTCACGTTACCGCCGTCACTGACATGATTGATGGTATCGGTCTTGACCTTATGGACAGTACTGCCGGTCTCATTCCCAGTCTTGGGCGTGAGGGTCTTCGGGCTCTTGGTATTCCCATTAAGCCTGGGCTTCATCCCGCTGAGGTTGGTGCCCGATACTGGGGCATCCTAAGAGCCGCTATGGAAGCCAGTACATACGTTGACGCCCTTCGGACTTTGAAGAGTGGCTCCGACAGGTACACTCACGGAGGCAGGGCGTACGCTAGAATCCCTGTGATTAGTAAGGTCGGTGATCTAATCGCCGCTGAAGACCAATTCTTCCGGGCCTTTGCCACCAATATGCACCTCTATGGTCTTGGTGTTCGTAAGGCTGTGGAAGAAGCTAGAGCCAAGGGTAGAAAACTTACGACTGAGGAGTTGATTAATGCTGGGACTAGCTACGCTCGCAACCCCAGTAAAGATCTTCTCCAACAAGCTGAAAGAGCTGCGGAGGAAAATCTCCTTCTGGCTCCCAACCGCTTGGTTGCTCCTTTGGATGCTATGCGTCATACTAGCTATGTTGGTCCTAAGGCTTCTCCCCGAGAGAAGGCGGTTAGCGGTGCTCAACGTGCTGCTAGCTTTATAGTTAGCTTTATGCTGCCCTTTGTCAGGACTGCCACGAACTCCCTGTACCAACGTATCTGGCGCAGAACCCCCCTGACGATGCTTGACCCTCACACCATCGCTGACCTGAGGGAGGGGGGACCTAAGGCAGATATTGCTATGGGCCGGGTAATGCTTGCTACTGCAACTACCGCCTTGATGTGGGAAGCTGCTGGCAAGGGTCTCATTACTGGTGAAGGTCCCGAGGACCCAAGACAAAAGGCTATCAAGATGGGTACTGGCTGGCGTCCGAAGGCCGTTAAGGTTGAGGACGAAGAAGGTAACGTTAGGTATCAAACCGGCCAGAACCTCGGTAATCGTCTCAATCCGTTCGACTACAATAGTCAACTGGCGACTATCATTGCCAGCACTAGAGAGGCGTTCGAGAGAAAGGCGAATGAAGGTCAAGTTGCTCTTGGCATGAAGATGGCCGTCCGTACTGCTCTCTATGGTCTTCTGGACAACTCTTGGCTCGGTGACATTTCCGACGACATTAAAGCCCTTACTGACCGTAGGCAAGGCTCTGATCTGTATTGGGACCAATGGGTCGCAGACCAAGTGGCTAGCTTCACCCCTAACCTTCTGGCTCAAATCGCTAGAGTCCAAGACCAAGGTCAGCCTATGACCACAGTTAAGGACGATCTAGGCCAGACCATCAAGAACACCATTCAAGCCAGACTGCCTGGGTTGAGGGAACAACTGCCGGATAGGCTGACGCCCTTTGGCGAACCAGTCCAATCGGGCACCAGCTTGATGGGCCAGAGTACCGGCTTTCTGCCACAAGGCAACCGGATCACTGGTGGTAACTACGTTGAGCAGACTACCGACCCGGCTAAGCTTGAACTCCAGCGACTCACTGAGGTCTTTGGTTCTTCCGTTATCACTCCCGTCCAACGTCAAATAAAGATTGAAGGCGAGACGATCAGGCTGACTAACGAGCAGTATCATACGTACCAACGTGAGGTTGGTCAGCGCATTGTCGCCGAGGTCAATGACATGATCTCTAGCGGCGAATGGGCTGAGATGGACGATGAGGACAAGTTCGAGGCGGGCAAGGAACTGCAAACATCTATTAGAAAAGAAGTCAGACGAGAACTGTTCTACGAAGAAGGGGACTAAGAGTAATGGCCACTGAGAGTGATACTATGTTGATTGAAACGGCAACTAGGGTGGCCGTCTTGGAGACGAAATTTGAGCAGATGGAAGAAGACCTTAAAAAGATTAGCTCCAAGCTGGACGAACTACTTGAGCTTAAAGCTAAGGGGATGGGAGCAGTTGGGCTTGTATCCCTGGTGGTTGGTTCCGGTGTACTCGGTCTAATCATGATGGTCATTAACTTCTTCAAAGGACCTCACATTGGTTAAGCAAGTGATGGTAGGAGCGGGTGTTGGTGCGGCCCTTATGGGCATCGCCATCACCCAATCCGCCCCAGTAGTTGAACGGTGGGAGGGTACCCGTTACACTCCGTACAAGGATATTGTTGGTGTACTTACCGTCTGTCAAGGACACACTGGGCCTGACATTGTGGTCAACAAGGTGTACTCTAAACAGGAGTGCAGAGAGTTGACCGAAAAGGACCTCAATATCGCTATGACTGGGGTTCTAAAGACTAGCCCACACCTTCTATGGCACCCAATGCAACTAGCTGCGGCCATCAGTTTTTCCTACAACGTAGGGACTGGGACGTACGCTACTAGTAGTGTGGCTAGGCGGTTCAACGCTGGTGACTTTCATGGTGGTTGTGAGGCGCTTAAGCTTTACAAGTACGCCGGTGGTAAGATCGTCCAGGGTCTTATTAATCGTAGAGAGCACGAGTACAACATCTGCATCAGTACCCTATCGGTACCAAGTTTCAAAAATCTTGTTCAACCATAAAAGAATGGCCCCTAAGGAGTGATCCCTAGGGGCCTTTTCTTTCACTCTAGTTTGATTGCCCAGTCCCTTACTACCTGTAGTCTGGCTGTATTGACCGCACAAATCTCAGCGTCATGAACTGAGATGATTAGTCCCTCAGAAAGCTCGGGACTTCCACCGGGTCCGTTGCCGCCTTCGGTGGCTTGAAGGTAACGATCACTGGGTCCGCCGCTACTACGCTGACTGGCTTGGTAGCGCAGGAGATTAGCCCGATACTTAGAGTAGAGATCATCATAGCGTTTGTCAGCTTGTTCAGCTTCACGTCTTGCTTTCTCCTCAAGTTCCTTACGCTTCTGCTCAGCCTTTTGATTAGCCTCAGCTTGGGCGTCTTTCACTCGTTGTTCGAATTGTTGATGATAAGCACGTTCTCGTTGAAGCACATTATTAGTATGGACCCAACCGGCAGTAGTGATAGTAACCATTACTGCCAGGGCCGCAGAGACGTACCAACTAATAGGGATTGGGTTTAGACCCCACATGATCCACCTTTACCGCTGATGTCACAGATGTCATGAGTTTCTACAGACTCCTCAAACTCTTCACCCAAAGCCTCTACGGCTTCCGAGTATGGAACGGACGTCAAGGGTTGTCCACCACGAGCACCATCAGGATACACAGTAAAACCACGGAGCCGGTGAGCATAGCTAGCTAGAGTTCTGGCGAATGGCTCAACAGTGTCGGGGTTATTAAGAGGGCTGCCCCAAGAGGGTAGATTGATAGTGGATGAAATCGACTGATCCACATAGTCTTGGACGTCCGCTTGGAATTTGATCCGCTTCTCAAAATCAGACGCTAGATCAATAGCCGATTCAATAGTCTCAGGGTCAACCCCATAAAGATTGATTAGTTCTTGTGCTGCGCCGTCAACCACATATTGATAGTGCCACCTGGTCCCCTTGAGATAACGACGCTTGTACGCAACGGCAAACAGCGGTTCAATACCAGTAGTGGTTCCCGCAAGGATTCCAATTGTACCTGTAGGAGCGATAGCTCGCTTGGCGACGGGTCGAGAGACTCCAAGAACATCTGCAAACCAGTCCGAAACTCGGTCAGATTCTCGCTTATACACAGCGAGCCAACGGTGTAGTTCGGGAGTGACCTCGTATCCTTCACCACGCTTGATAAGCCACTCGTGGATACCCATGAGTCCAAGCCCAAGTCGTCGGTTTTTAGCTCTGACTTGATAGACCTTTTCATACGGAAGGTCAGCTCTGAGAGTGCCGCAGATAAGGAATTGAATAGCAAGCTTAACGACATCTGTTAGTTCTCCGATGGTGTCAATTCGGCCGAGATTGATGCTACCCAAATTGCATACGTCGGAGTCATCTTCACTGGTGACTTCCGTACAGGCGTTGCGTAGAGTTTCATTCTCTTGTCCGAAGAAGTTGAAACTGAATCCCGGCTCCGCAGTTCGAAGCGCTTGTTCCACATTTCGCAAGAAGACATCGCCAACCTCCCCAGTTTCCCAGAAGTTCAACAGCCATTTAGTGTCATAGTTGACACTGATATTAGTCATGTCCAAGGGGGCTGGGAAGTTGAAGTCCTGCTGCTTGATGTCCCACAGGCTTAGACCGGTAGTTCCGACTGGCTGCTTTTCCCAATCTTTTGCAGACAGGAACCGATCAATGTCTCCATGCTGCCAATTGAGACTTGCGTAGATCGCAGATCGCCGAGAACCACCTTGCATAACTCGACGTCCGATTTCGTTAATCATCTCAATTTTAGGGATAGGTCCAGAAGCCGTTCCCCCAGTGCGGCCAAGTCGCTCGCCTGCTGCTCGATAGACCGAATAGTCGGACCCAATTCCGCCTCCGGTCATCAGGCACGACTCAGCCTTCCAGCTCAGATTGGCCCAGTCTTCTCTGCTGTCTTCCTCTGCCTTGAGCAGATAACAGTTGTTAAAGAACTTAGCGTCACGCCCAGCGTAGTACAAGTACCTACCACCGGGAATGAACTTCATTTCCTGCATATACAGGATGAGTTCTTTCTTATCGTCGTCGGGCATCAGTTCGCCGCAGACATCTTCCACCAGGGTCACACACAACTCGTTCCACGTCTCAGCGCCTTCGTGTCGGTACTTCTGGTTAAAAATAGTCTCAGAGAACTGGCTACGGAATTGCGGGTTTTGATTAGATCGCCAGCTCAATAATCTTCCTTTCCTTTAGCCATTAAGTTCTAGTTCAATTCGCCGGATAAAGTCTTTCATCTGGAGTTCCGTTTGCCCATATCGAGCAAAAGCTCCACGTGCAATTATTTGAATGAGAAAGGCTCTAAGTTCTCCTAAGAGAAAGTAGAGCCGTTGATCCTTAGTCATCGAAATCATCCTCAAAGACAATAGGAGGTGGCTCAACCCGCTTAGGTCGAACCACCCGCTGGTGGTACTTATTCTTGTGTAGGTCCTTGGCGATATGATTTCTCATACGTTGCCTACGCTTGTCTTTCCCTTCGTATCGGTTAAGACCTTTGCCCACCTTTCATCACCTCTTCAAGTTCTTTGTTCATTAGTTCTGCTCGTGCGAGGGCGTTCCATGCAACGTGCCAAGCGTGAGGAAGTCCAGACTCAGGGTCCAAAACTTCTCCTTGTGCCTCGGCGGCAAGGTGTCGTACCATTGCATCAGTGTAGCGATCAATTCCGTTATCGACGTGACGCCACCCGTTCCAAGCGTATTTAGTTGCTCCGAAGCCTGAGACGGTAGCAACTCCAGCAATTGCTTTTGGGAAGTAACCAAGCCCTCCCTTAAAGATAGGAGACTTTCCTTGGTCATCTTTTCGTGCCCCAGCAATGCTTTCTTTCGAGTCACCTTTTACCTCACTCATAGGAACTCGTCCCAATTGACCTCGACAATCTTATCGAAGAATGCGTCAAACAAATCATTGACGGTCAGACCGAGGACCTCACACAATTCCTCGGCCGTGAACCTGTCATCTAGTTTATCGTGTAGTGCAATTACTTGTTCTGGGTCCAACACGTCACACCTTTACTCGTTTACCAGTTGACCATGCACCACAAGATTGACATTGAAGCCGTTCAATCTTATAAAATTTAGTCCGGCGATAGCCTCGCTTCTGGGTATGATTGGACCCACAGGTACCGCACTGGCCTTTGTTGTCACCAAGATGGGGGTGGTCTTTAATGAAGGGCTTGAGTTTCTTATACAGCTTAGCCGTTACCCGGACGTCTTGAATGCAGTAGCGTTGCATCTTACGTTGAGCAGCCTCATCGCCCTCAAGCACAGACCGCCAAAGGTTGAAGCCTTCGTGCTTGATCTTTGTACCAACCTTGAGGAGTGGGGCAATGTAGGCAAGCTTGTTCATGACAAACCCAAGCCCCTTGACAACCTTTAGGAGATCAATAGAAGTAGGAGGTGGGCTATCAGGAAGACCATAAAGAAGAAGGTGGCCCCGAAGCTTAGGTAGATCATACTTATTCCCATTATAAGTGACCACCGCGTCAGCTTCACTGAGGAGCTTGTACGCAGCCAACGCCATAGACTCATCGCCGTCCTTCCACCTTGAATAGAATTGATATTCTTTGGACCCAAGCCAATGAGCACTAAAACAGAGCAAGCCGCCTTCATCAATCAATTGTTCAGGGCTGATATTCTCGTCGTACATTCGCCAGACGTACGCCGTGGCGGGTGCCCACTCAATGTCCAGAACCAAAATTTTAGCTGTGATAGTCACGTAATGCCTCCTCAATTTGTTTCTTTTTCTGGAAAAGGTGAGGAAGCATAAGATTAGCTATCTTAACGGCCTCGTCTCCATAAACTACAAATTGATAGTACGGTTGTTTATTCGTACCATACG